CTTCGACCCTTGGGCCACCCCCCTCCAAGTCCACTGAGGCCCAGCCGGTGGCTGATTGTCCGTCGTCACGATGGAGAATTGAAGAACGACAACTGGGGCTTCTGAAGTACGTGGCGAACTCCGCGCGTGTTTATCATGCGAGGAGATTCAACCGACGACGGAAGCTGGCGGATCACTGCCACGAAAGACCTGCGGTGCCCTTAATTGGGATAACTTCAGGGACTGCCGGTAAGTGTGGTCAAACGCGCCGTACAGCGACGATCCTCAACGACTTCGGTCAGGTAGGCAACGGTAAGTGCGGGCAAAGGGGGAATGGGGAAAAGAGTGGTCCCCGAAATGAAGGTAAACCCCTCAAGACTATGTTGGACAGCAAGATTGCCCAGCTACAGCTTGAGGAGAAAAAAAGAGTGGACGACCGTGGAGATTCGGTCAGCGCGAATGTTCAGTCCCTTGTGGAGGACGTATCACGACTAGTACGGAATGACGGTCAGTACTTAGACCGTCTTCGCAGTCGGCTAGAGGGGAGAATCAAGGAGTCAGTGAAAAAGGTGGAGACCGTCGTGCACGAAATGCGCGAAGTGGCCTACTCCTACTGGCCTCGAGAAGATCCCTTCAAACCCGAAAAGACGAAGTTCCGGAAGAGGTCGAGAAAAGTCCAACACGCGCTCATCAATATTGACGGCTGGTATGCGGCGTGGCTTCGGGCTCCTGTCAATCAACGGGAGCGTGCGGATGCCAATCTTGACGCGTGGCTGGTGAGGTTACGACACGATCTGCATAAGCTTTTCGAAAGCTACTGCATTGGCATCGGCGTAAGACCCACGGCCTACGACAAGAAAGCTGCAAATGCTAGCCTCATGAGCATGTTAGGGAAGAAGGAGGCGGGCGTGGAGACTCCGGGCACAGGGTGGTTTTCGTATGGTCCCATCAATACTAGGGACCCCTCGATTGCGTTTGGCATCTATATGGCAAAGAAAGGGTTCTGCGTCACAGACCCTAGAGATGCGGACAAGGCAACGAGAGAATTTCAAGAGAGAGTAGGGACTCCTCGTACTTCTAAGCTTAAGACAAAGCATAAGAAGTTCTTCAGAGAGGTCTTGAAAATCTTGTTTACGAAGCCAAAGGACGACGAGTGCGTGTCGTTCCCTAACTCTGGCAAAGCGTGCTTGGAGAATCCGCTCGCAGCAGGCGGAAAAAGGGAGTTTTTGGTCAACGGCTTTCCTAGCGCGGACCGTTTGAAGGAGTTCGAAAGAGTCAAGGACTATGTGCGTGCCGACACCATCTTCACAGGTGGTAAATTCCGGACTATCACAGTGTCTTCGATCGAAGCCAGCGAGTGGTCGTTCTTGAACGACTACATGTTCTCGCGTCTTCGTCGATGTCGCTGGATGGTCGGTGGCAGGACAGTAGCCGAGTGGGCGAATGACTTCCGGAAGAATTACATTCCCGGTAGGCCGTTCGCAAGCGGAGATCTCGCCGCTGCCACAGACAATTTCGATCCCTGGTTCACAAACGAGGTCCTCAAGCACCTTGGCAAGATCTTCGACTTCGATGATAGAGTACTTCGGAAGTACATTACCCAAGCCACCATATTCTGGGAGGATTCTAAGCATGACATGCATATCTTCCAACAGAAGTGGGGGCAGTTGATGGGTTCTGACTTCTCCTTCCCAGTGCTCTGTCTCGTGAGTTTCATGATCGGGTGCGAGATGAAAGGTGCCATTGACAAGTTCTTCAACATCCAGCATCAGCGTGGCAAACGAGCAGCCTTGTTCTGGCTCAAAGACTTCGTTCTCAATTCCTGTCTCTTTGGCGTCAATGGCGACGACTTTGTAGCACAGGAGGATGAGGGCGAAGACTGGGAAAGCTCGGTCGCGTTCACGGGCGGTGTTCCTGAACCATCAAAATCTCCCTATTCCCGGCACTTCTTCACGGTCAATTCGCAGCTCTGGTCCGTCGAGGGATGGACCGACGTCGGTACGATTCTTCCAGCAATGCTCAAGAACTTGACGAGCGGGGCACACCCCGGCACGTTCGAGAACTGGGCGAATTTGCTATCGAAGACCGGCGTCCGGGATCCCTTCGGACTGTCAGAGCTCTTTCTCCCGGAGATGCCTATCTGCCTTGGCGGCCAGGCGAGCACACTTGTAAAACCCTCTACCGATGTCGAATGGGAAGTCTTCTTGAAGAGATTCTTCCTCGCTTACTCCTCTGTGAAACAGGAGTCATTCGACCATACGCCAGTTCGGTCGGCGTTTGGTGACACGGTATCGAAGGTTAGTGGAACCGTAGTAAAGTCCGGATTCCTCCAGGTCGCGGAAAAAATCGACTGCAAACCCGTCTCAGGGTGGGCGCGTCGTAGCGACATGTTGAGGATCGGCAAACTTCGGTTCGGCTCGTCGGGAGCTATCAAGTGGACTCGGCCAGATGAGCAAAAGAAATTCCGAAAATCCGACTGGGAAGCGAAGTCGGAACTCGCGATCGATTTCGTCGCGCAGGAGTGGGAGAACAGAGAAGCTATCTTCGACATCGTTCGAACGTACGCTAGCAATGAACGTGCTGGCCTTAAGTACGTAACGAACTTTGTTCCAATGGAAGATGAGCCCTTTGTTTCTATCACCCCCGCACCAAACGTGCTCCATATTTGCAGGAGTACGTTCCACGACGACGGGTCGTTCGAGAGGCGGATTGCTCTGGCCAAGGCGTCTAAGCCGGTGAAGGAGTTCGACATCAATGAGATGTCTGCGGAAGAGATCGAGTCCCTGTACATTTGTGGACGGGATGATCTGTTCGCTGCCGAACTCGAGGAGAGGGTCGTAACGACCAAGACGAACGTAGGTGAGGTGTCCACGACACGCAGGATCAGGAAGCCGATGAGTACTCAGGCGAAGAAGCTTCTGGTGAAGCTAGTAGCTAGAGACGAGGTGACCGATACCTGTGCGTCACGACCAAGAACGATTTT